GTACCTGGATGCCATGGAGCGCTGGCCCGGCGGCCGGATCCGCAACCTGGAGGTGAGCCTGACCCTCAAGGAGTGGGTTGAACCGTCCGCCCTGACCGCATCCCAGCGGCAGGCCAAAGCCAAAGCCAAGGCCGTGAAGAAGAAGGGCCAGACCGTGCCGGCGTCCACCCAGTGGAAGACCAACACCAACAGCGAAGGTTACCAGCAGAGGGTGCCGAGCGAATGAGCAGCTACGCCTACCTCACCCACACCACCACCCAGGGGGACCGCTGGGACCTGATCTCCTGGGACTACTACGGGGATGTGGCCCACATCTCCGTCCTGATGGCGGCCAATCCGGGCGTGGCCCTGGATCCCATCCTGGCCGAAGGTCTGGCCATCCAGGTCCCGATCATCGATGAGTCGGCCCCGGTCACGACCCCCGGGCTCCCGCCCTGGAGGTCGTGATGGCCACCCTGGCCCAACAGCCCGCGGTCAAGCTCATCGTCAACAGCCGGGACGCCACGGCGGATTTCACCCCCTTCCTGCTGTCCATGACCTTCGTGGACCACATGGACGGGGAGGCGGATGGATTGGAGCTCACCCTGGAGGATGTGGACCAGCGCTGGATCCGGGGCTGGTACCCGGTGAAGGGCTCCACCGTCCAGGCCTGGATCGGCTATGCGAATGAATCCCTGCTCAGCTGCGGGGAGTTCCAGGTGGACGAGATCGAGATCTCCGGCCCCCCGGACACGGTGAAGATCCGCGCGGTAGGCAACAAGATCAAGGCGCCGCTACGAACCAAGCGCTCCAAGGGCTACGATGGCACCAGTTTGAAGGCTATCGCCCTGGATGTGGCTGCCCGGCATGGCCTGCAGCTGGTGGGCAACATCCCGGATGTCCACTGGTCCCGGGTGACCCAGCACCAGGAATCGGACCTGGGGTTCCTCCAGCGCTTGGCCCTGGAGCACGGCCTGGTCTTCACGGTGAAGGGTTCCCAGCTGGTCTTCCACGATATCGCCAAGCTGGAGGCCGGGGCGTCCACCTTGACCATCACCCGGGCGGACGTGACCGACTACCATTTCCGGGACAAGCCGGTGCCCAGCAGCGCTGCATCCTCCTACTTCAATCCCGACACCAAGGAACTGGAGCTGCAGGAAGTGGCCCTCGCGGATACCACCCTGGCGGACCAGAAGAAGATCCACCGCCGGACCGAGAACAAGGCGCATGGCCAGCGCCTGGCCAAGGCGGCCCTGCATGTGGGCAAGACCCACGAGCGCGAGGGCGGCCTCACCCTTCCGGGAACCGTCAGCCTGGTGGCCGGGGCCAACGTGGAACTGAACGGGTGGGGCGTGCTGGATGGCCTCTGGCAGATCAAGGCCGCCACCCACAAAACGGACCGCTCCGGCGGTTATGCCACCGTGCTGGAGGTCCGCTATGTCAGTGCATGAGCAATCCGCTCCCAGCTGGCGCCGGGGCCTCGTAGTCGCCGTGAAGGGCTACACCGCCAAGGTGCAGTTCCCCGAGTGGGACGGGATGGTATCGGGCTGGTTGCCCGTGGCCCAGCTGGCGACCCTGGGCGCGAAGGTCTGGATCATGCCCCGGGTGGGTGCCCAGGTGGGGGTCCTCATTGATGAGCACGGGGAGGACGGGATCATCCTGGGCGGGATCTACTCCGGCGCCGACCCGGCCCCCGAGTGCGCGGCCCTCGCCTTCCACATCGAGCTGGAGGACGGAACCGCCCTCACCCTGGAGGCCGGCAAGGCAACCATCGTTACCCCCGGGGACTTGGTGGCCACGGCCGGGGGATCGGCTACGGTGACTGCGGGCGGCACCGCCACGGTGAAGGCGACCAAGGTCATTCTGGACGCGCCCCTGGTGCAGGCCACCCAGGTGCTCCAGGTTGATGGCCTCCTCTGCGCCAACGGCGGGATCAGCACCACCTCCGGCGCCAGCGTTCCGGGTGATCTGCGGGTGGCCGGCACGATCCATTCCGACACCAAGCTCACGGGTCCCGATGCCACCCTCGGCGGCATTGATTTCCTGGAGCACGCGCACCAGGCCCAGGGCAGCAATTCAGTCACTTCGGCGCCGCTATAAACTGACGCGGTTTCTTGGACCCGAAAGGCCGGCTGCCAGACCCTCGAAACATGGCCTCCCCGACCGTTCCGACCGTGCCTTACTGGCAGTTCGCCCTGGGTTCAGCGGGCGGGACGGTTACCGGTCTCGATGAACTGGCCCAGGCTCTCAAGATCCTGATCACCACGCCCCTGGGCTCGGTTCCGCTGCGGCCTGACTTCGGCTGCGACCTGCAGCCCCACATGGACAAGCCGGGCCCGCAAGCCATCGCGGATCTCATCAGGGAGATCTCCCGGGCCGTGGCCCTCTGGGAGCCTCGCATCACCCTGCAGACCATCAAGGTCACGGCCATCACCGCAGACGGCGGCCTGACCCTGGCCATCAGCTGGACTCCCACCATGGACAGCAGCAGTTCCACCGATACCGCGCAGACCACGGAGGTCTCGGTCTAGGCCGGGAGAACGATGGACACCAGCCAAGCCCCCTCTTTCCTGACCACCGACCAAGCCGCGATCACCGAGCAGATGATCGCGGCGGTGGAGGCTGCATTGGGCAAAACCCTGTATGCGTCCCAGCTGGAGCGGATCCTGGTGGACTGCATGGCCTACCGGGAAGCCCTGCTGCGCCTGGCCATTCAGTCCGCCGCCCAGGAGAACCTGGTGGACTTCGCCACCGGAGCCCGCCTGGAGGCCCTGGGCCGCTTGCTGAAGGTCCCGGGCCGCATCGCGGCTGAGCCCGCCACCACGACCTGGCAGATCACTCTGCCGGCGACCTCCACGAACCCCACCATGGTTTCCTCCGGCTTCGAGGCCACCGATCCCAGCGGTTTGACCTGGCGGACCACGGCGGATCTGACCATCGCGGCCGGCGGCCTTTCCGGCACGGTCGCGGCCCAGTGCGAGACGGCCGGAACGGTCGGAAACGGGAACATCGCCGGGACCAGCTACACCGGTTTGACCGGGAACTATACGATTGCCAGCATGGACGAATCCGCCGGCGGCACCGCCGATGAGACGGACACGGCCCTGCGCATCCGGATCCTGGCGGCCCCCTACGCGTTCTCCGTGGCCGGTCCGGCCAAGGCCTACTACTACCACACGCTCAGCGCCGATTCCTCGATCATTGACGCCGCGGTGGTGAACGGGGGGAACGGGGTGGTGCTGGTTTACCCCCTGACGGCCTCTGGGCTCCCTTCAGCCACCCTGCTGGCCACCGTCCAGGCGGCCCTGGACCCCGATACCGTGGTGCCCTTGAATGACCTGGTCCAGGTGCTGGCCCCCACCGAGGTGAGCTATGTCCTCCGGGCCAACATCACGGTATACGCCACCGCCGACAGCGCCAAGGTCCTGGCGAACTGCCAGGCCGCCGCGGCGGCCTATGTGGCCGACCGCGCCTCGGGGTTGAAGAAGGATCTCATTGCCTCCCAGGCGATCAAGGCCATCCAGGCGGTGGACGGCGTCTACAAGGTGGAGCTGGTGGGTTGGGCCGATCAGGCCCTGGCCGTCAACGCGTGGGCGAACGGCACCGTGAGCCTGTCTCTGGCGGGGACGGTCAATGACTGAAAGTCTGATTCCGCCCTCGATCGCGGATGATCGCTGTCTTGCCCTGGGCCAGCTCCTGGACCGCCAGGGAGATCTCCCGGTATCCGCCGTCCTGGGCAGCCTGTATGATCCGGCGAACGCCCCGGCGGTGGCCCTGGATTATCTGGCGCATCAGCTCGGGGTCATGGGGCCGAGCTGGACCATGGCCGGCACCGATGACAGCCAGCGGCGGGCGCTCCTGGCCAATGCGCTCTACCTCCAGCGGCTCAGGGGCACCCCCTGGGCCATCCGGAACGCTCTGGCGGCGGTGGGCTGGCCGCAGGTAACGCTCACGCCACGCTCCTCCGGCTGGGCCAGTTTCGTCCTGAACTGCCCGCTGGTGAATGAGGCGGTTGGGCCCGCGGATGTCGCCCTGCTGGAGTCCACGGCCCTGACCTGGGCTCCGGTCCGGGATGTCCTGGATTACATCAATTTCGAGCTTGCCTTCACGACCCCCATCACCCTGCAGACCGGCTACTACGATGGGACCGAAACCTACTCAGGCGCGACCTGCTACGAGGGTGGAACGCTTTCGGAGATCGCCACCATCGGGGTTGCGGGCGGGGACATCGGCTTCTATGACGGCCAGAGCCACTTTGACGGGTCCCTCCTGTTCGGCGGGGCGGCCTCTCCGGGTAACCCCAGCTCTTTCGTCCTGCCAATCCCGGCCGGAGGGGTGAACCTCTCCACCCCTCACCTGGCCGTCATTTCGTTCATGGTCCCCCCCGGTCAATGCAACGGGACCGATCTGGACACCTTCGTGGTCTACACCCAGGCCGGCGTGCCATTGGCCCAGGTGTCCTTCCCTCCCATCGCCAAGACCACTCAAGACGCCATCACCTGCGTCTGGACCCTGACCTACTGATTGAGGTAAACACATGACCAATATCGCTGCTGACGCTCCGGCAACCTTCGATCCCGTCTATCAGATCCAGACCACCGACCCGGTGCTGGGCGGTCCTGGTGGGATCGCCAACATGCAGGCGCAGGCCCTCGTTAACCGGACGGCCTTCCTGCTGGCTGCGCTCCTGGCGCTTCCGGCCTCGGCCATGCCCTTGATGAACTCCCCCGCTGGGCAGGTGGGCGTGAGCCAGCAGCTCGCGCTCCAGGATCATGCCCACCCCTGCGATACATCCCGGGCGTCCCTAGCTGGCGCGGCCTTCACTGGCGCTGTCACCGGCCCTAGCTTCAACGGCGTAACGGGTCTTGCCACAGTCGCTCCCCTCGCGGACGGCACGGCGGCCACGGGCCTGTCCACCCTGGGAGCCCGCCAGGATCACGTTCACCCCGCCCTGGCCGCTACCTCCGGCCAGATCGTCTACGGCACTGGCACGGCAACCACCACCAGCGCGGGACTTACCTACTCAGCCTCGACGGGTGTTGGGATCACGACAACTATTGCCAATGCTGGGGCAACGGCACAGGGGCTCCTCAGCACCGTCACCATCACCACCACAGCCAACAACGCCAACGCGACCTCTGGCCTATCCGGTGTTGTTTCCTATTCCGGCGCAAACAACCTCACCGCAGTCTCCCCTTCCTCTGGAAACGTGGGATTGCTTGGTGTCCTAGGGTCTGTGAACTGTGCCAACACGGCTGGAACCGTTTCTGCCATCGCGGGGACTATTTCCATCGCCACACAGACCGGCGCTGGGACTCTGTCCAACATGTATGGCCATGTGATAGCCATATCTAAGACCGCTGGCACTGTGACCAATGCCTACGGCCTTTACATCAATGCCGTCACCGCCGGGGCTGCATCCAACTTCTCCATCTACACCAACGCCGGCCTCGTCAACTTCGGCGACACCACCGCCTGTACTGGTCCCCTCACCGGGGCTTTCCAGGTTGCTGGCGGCGCAGCCATCGCCGGAAGCCTCAACATCGGCGGCGGCTCCGTCCCGATGAACAAGTATGACGAGGGAGTCTGGACTCCTCCCGCATGGCCCGGTGGTGGCACGGTCACCAACACCAGCTGCAAATGGATCAGAACCGGAAACCTCGTTCATTGCGTGATGCAGATTCAAGGGTCTGGACTAACCATTACGGCCAATGCTACCTGGGCTGCCTGTCCCTTCACGAACGGCCCGCGCGAAAGTGGCGGATCCATCAGCAACACGGGCATGACGCAGACCGGTGCAGTGGCGATTTCGGGAACCAACATTTTCTTCCCGGCCATGGGCTCCACGTCCATTCTCGTAATCAACTTCGACATGTATCTAGTCTAACATTCACCATTCCCAGCCTTTACGGCTGTCGTCCCAGGGGGGAGAATCAATGCAACTCACCATCGCCCAGGCCCAGGCCATCATCGCGTCCCCGGTTTTCGCTATGCGCGGGCTTCCAGCGTCCACGTCCTACAAATTCGCCCGGCTGATGAAAGTCATCCAGTCCGAGCTGCAGACCTATGATTCCGAGCGAATGAAGCTCATTGAGGACTGCAAGGGGGTCCTGAACGAGGAATCGAACACTTACAAGTTTACCAAGGAGAACGAGAAGCGTTTCGGTGCCAGCATCGCCCCGCTGCTGGAGGAAACCTTTGATATCGGGGGCAACTTCCCGATGGAGCTTCCCCACCTGGACCTCTCGCCTGCCGAACTGCTGCAGCTCGATCCCCTGTTCGACATCCCGGAGCCCTCCGCCTCGCCTGCCACGGATGGCGCCCGGAATCCTTCCACCCCCACCCCCCTCAAGAGGAGAAAGTAGTATGTCCATCACCACCCCCGTCTCCCAGGCCATCGCCTCCACCAAGCGCCGCACCTGGCGCATGGGCGTCGAATCTCCCAGCGGCCAGTCCCCGGTGATCTCAGGCTTCCGGGAAACCCTTAGCCTGGATGCTTCCGGCAACCAGGTGGGTCCGTCCTCCGTGTCCCAGGATGGGCTCCGGATGGCGCTCACCCCGGCCGCCATCGCCGCTCTGCCGGCCAAGTATCAGGTGCTCCCGGGCCTGCTCAAGAGCTTCTTCGATGACTTCGAATCCGGCGCCCTGGATGCCGCCCTAGCAGCGACCGCGCCGGAACCGGCTGCTCCCGCCCAGGCTCCTGCCGCCCAGTGAAAACCGCGCTCATCGCCCTGTGGGGCCTGATCTCCTGACCAACACCCATTCCTTCGAAAGAACTCCTATGTCCCTTGAACCCGCCATCATCGCTGAAAAGCTTGGGGCACCACGTCAGCATGTCGAAACCCTCTGGCCCCTGATGGTGGCGGCGCTCCAGGAATTCGGGATCGACTCCCCAATGGTCCAGGTGGCCGCGGCCGCCACCTGCCGGGTCGAGACCGGCGGGTTCTGGCCGCTCCGGGAGTTGCACGCCAACCAGAATCGCCAGCCGGATCTGTGGGCCACCC